CTGTCTGCTTGACCTTTGCAGGCGGAATGACTGACAAACAGCTGACAGAATGGTTAGAGATAGTCCCCGAGCGAAATCAAATACGGGTGATAGTTCTTGGAGACGACGCCGCAGTCCATGGTGTAGATCGCTATGGAAGGAGGTTCTATGCATACTTCGACTTTTCGCAATATGATTGCTCCCAAGGGGAGGGGGTCTTAAACGGCCTCGCGAATTGGTATGCAAAGATGGGTTTGGAACATAACCTAGTCGTTTTATATCGTAGCCTTTGGTCGCGAAGTCTCTATGGAAAGGGGTGGCAAATAAAACATAATGCTGTCCGCCGACCTACTGGGATTTTCGACACCTGCCTAGGTAATTCACTGGTCACTGGTATGACCTATCTCGGTATTGATCTGAATGCTGATACATTTACCAGTGACTACACCCGCAGAGCCGCAGAACTTGGTTTTAAGGTGACAGGTGGGGTGGCTAACCTTCACACGCTCAATTTTCTGAAAGGAAAATGGTGGCCTTCCATAGAAGGGGCTTGGATTTGGGCTCCTCTGCCCTCACGTATATGGAAGAGTGGAAAATCAACCTCCGATATAAAAGGATACCTAACTGACCCTATTAAGGCGTGGAAAGAACGTCTTAGGGGTTGGTACTTCCAAATGAAAACTTTTTGCCTTCCCCCTCTTCTTGAAGAATGGGTGGATATGTTGCAGGAAGTTGGCGTCGGGGAGGCTCCAGAAATAAAGAGCTCTCCTTGGCTAGTAGCTGGAACCAGTCCTAACATCAAGTTGGATAGACCAAAATCACTTGAGAGTATGGCTGTGTATTACGGATTAGGAACCCGTGAGATTAGGAAGCAATTAACCTCATCCCCTCTACTTTGCCAGAATCGCACGGCTTGCTTTTTGTCCATCCTGTATTCCGCAGGATAATCTCTAATGATTACCAATGACTAGCTCGCCGTCGAGCCCAAAACCGAAAACTGAGTTCAACAGCTCTCTTCGGTTCATATTTAATCATATATTTAACTATCTACTTTATATATATATATCTATATACTTACTTTCTTTAGACAAGATGACAGCACAAGCTGAGCGTAAGCTTAAACAGAAGCGCGCTAAGTATGTGGCCGAAGGTCTCTCTAAGAATGAAATTAACAAGCGCATGGAACAGGTTCGCATCAGCACTGTGTCTAAGCCTCAAGGGGCGAAGAATAAAGCTGGAAAGCATATGGTAGCTAGAGTAGCACCAAAACGCAGGAACCCGTATCTAGCGGCTCTACTGGATCCAGAGCATCATGAACCTTATGGCGTCCCCGATGAGTTCGGACGCCTTGTCCACCGGGCGAAGATAGTGACGCAACGGAAAATGACCTTTTTAGGAGGCGTTTCCGAGGCTATCATTAGACCAACCCTTAAGGGCATTCTCCAGACTACCACTGATCAAGTGGTGAGTGATATCGTTTCTGAAGCACCTTTCTCCGTTATCAACAATAGCACCCTCATCCAAAACGGCCGCAGAGTCGGTTTTTATGATGGAGGTGGTCCTACATTGTATGCCAAACGTGACAGAAAGTTTAATCAGTTAGGCGGTTCCTCATATGTAGTCTGGGACCCACCTCATGATTCCACAGGTAATCCTAGTCCTATAGCCGCTGTAAATGTGGCCGGTAACATTTACAAAGCATTGATCATTGATGCCACGCAATGTGTATTTCAGCTCTTTTATGAGATATCCAATCCTTCAGGGGTCACTGTAACGCCCTATGTGCGTGTATGGGATGGTAGCACCCTCACCAAAATAACTGATCCTCCAACGACAACTTCGGGGGATTTTGGAGCCACTTTCACAATTACAGGTCAAACTCATTTGCTTGAGTATGGCTTGGAAGGAAGTGGAGCCGTTGGTGACTGTGAGCTCATATCCGTCTATTACACCATGCAAAATATTTCTCCAGCCGCCCCTGGAATTATGGAAACCTACGATATCGGTACCGAAGGAGACTTTGAGCTCCTTTCCTTGGCCGGTCGTACTTACCGTATTTCCGCCTTATCATGCTGGGCTATATATACTGGTGCCCTTACTTCCAATGGCCAGTTAGCTTCTGCTTTTGTCGAAACCCGTGACGATCCCCAAGCGACAAGTCTTACCAACTATGCAAACTTATCAGTAGTCCCTAATGCATATGTTGGTCCACTCGCGAAAGGGTCTTACACTTTTTGGGAACCTACCGGTATCGAGGACGTTAAATTCCGGGATATAAACAACTTCGATCAAACTTTACCCTTCATTGCTGTCTCCGCGTTGGCTAACTCTGTGGAAGCGCAGGAGGTGACGCTGCGAATTGTAGCACATGTAGAATTGCAAACCACAAACCAAGTCCTGGCGCCTCGCCCAAGTCATATCAACCCTGTGGAGATATGGGAGGCCTTTGACATTGTGAGGACCATTTGTAATTCGATGGAAAACGACACTCACCTGCAGAAAATTGCTCGTGTTATCGCTTCTGGCATGGGATACGCTGGTGATGCCGCTGGGCTAGCCTCTTTCGTAGCAACCGCCTTGGGGCAACCAGAGATTGGTGCTCCTTTAGCTGCTTTGTCTGCTGGTTCTCTGCAGACTTCCAAGATGTTAAACCGCTACGCTTGATAGTCTTTTATTATTATTCCATATTAAAATTAATTAGAAAAACAACTAAAAATTTGAAAATAAATAAAAACCAAAAATATTATGATTTCTTATTGAGGCTCGACCTCTCGTCGCACAGCTGACGTTAAAGTGCAG